CCTCGTATTTAATGAACAAATTTTAGTAGATAAAGATATTAAGGCATTTATAGATGCTCCTTCTCCTATTGTAGTTTATGATGAATTCTCAGTAGAAGAAAAACCAGATTTATTATATGTTACTTATTATCGCGGCGGTGCGTATGAATCAACTGAGATTAGCTTAAATCCAGATAATTCTAATTACTTAGATTGTGATTTAGCTGGACGTGTAATGAATCCTAATGGTGCTATTAAATATATCAACCATTATCACACAGCTTTATATGAAGATGAAGCTCAAGACTACTTCATCGCATATCAAGTTAAGGTAGATTATAAGTATGTAGACATACATAAAGGCCCTGGCCGCGCTTATGCTACTTTAGCAACAATTACTGATGAAGGTGTTTACACAATCATTGAAGAAAACCGTGGATGGGGTAGATTAAAAGAATATCCTACTGGATGGATTCTTCTTTCTTATACTAGTCCTGTGGTTGGTCCTGGACAGAATCCTAGCTTTGAAGTAGGTGGCCTTGGAGATGTTACTGTTCCTTTTGGAACTGTTTTAAGTTTCAATAAGATGACTGTAGATAGACTTTGGGCTTACTCACCAGATGAAGCTTCTTGGATTAAAACTGAAGAGATTTCAATGAATGAAGAAGGTAAACTTTTCAATGCTCTTGGTACTCAAGTAGTTCATTTAGATGGAATTTCTGATTGGAGTAGCATTAGTTCATTTAATGGAATAGGCGTTTCTGTAAATGCTTATAGATTAAAATATCATGATGATGCTGAATACAATTATCAAGGTGGTTTTAATTATGCTGATTTAAGTGCTTTACATTCTCTTGATATTGTTTATCCTGAAACAATATATGAATATAATGTTCATTATTTTAAAGATACTTTAACTCCTCAAATAATAGATGAAGGAGAATTAGAAACCCCTGGTTTAGGAGCTGTTAAAAAGCTTTCAGACCAAGACTCTGGAACGAGTAGATATATGTATGAAAGTCCTTCTATAAATTCTAGAGTACTGAAAGAAATACCGGCCGCATATAATCAAGCAACATAGACTGAAGTTAATGTTTTATTAAAAGATTATCCTGCGGGTTGGTGGAAAATTTCTTATGAAGGCACTGAAGGATATATCCAAGCAAGATGTATTAAAGAACTTCAAAGTCCGACTTTTAGTGTTTAGCCCACTTGGTCAAACCCTACAGTAGGAGTTGCTTCTTTCACTTGTTCAATGAGTGACTGGAATCCTGACTGGGATATATTTATTGAAACAAGCTGGCAATATGATGATAATAATGACCCTATCAATCCTACTTTATATAGAGATACTCCTCTTACATTAACATGGGAGTTCTTTGGAATAGACAGAAATCTTTATAAACCTTCAGGTTCTTATGACGATGGTTTATTTATGTGGAATCCTAGAACATGGGAAAATGAAGATGTTTATTTTACCTTTGAAGAATTAGTAACAACAGGTACTCAAGAAGTTTTATATTTACCTACATTAGACCATTATAAAGCTGCTTATTATTTAGGATTTACTGAAATTCCTCTTGGAATAGATGAATTCTCAACTAAACCTAAAACTAATAAGGATGGTCGCTGGGATGTTGAATATAAATATGAAAGAAGATTCGAGTGGGGGCCTCAAACTGGTTCTACAAATGAAGATAACTTCCATGATAGAGTTGGTTTATTAAAAGATGCTAGTATTAGAAAAACTTTTGGTGTTTTTGTTGGTGGTGGAAATGTTGTAGATAAAACAGAAACTTATGTTACAAACAATAGAACACAAAATAATGAATATTATTCTATTATCAACTTCTCTAATAAACGTAACGCATCAGCAGTTTGGGCGGAAGGTAATGATTTAACTAATTATCAAAGTAATTATAAAATTGGAGATACATAGATTACTGAAAATCTAAATCTTGAAAATCCTAAATTTTATACTTTTACTTATGACCAATAGGGTAGTAGTGAACCTGAATATAAAGTGGTATCAATGGATAGCCAAAAGGTTGGTGCTATGCTATTATATGTAACTAATGGTTATTGGACTACTACAATGCAAGGTTCTAATTATTGGTACTATCAATCTGCAAAAGAAGTTGAAAAACCTTATATATATTACTATATTAAGGTTTGGGAAGACTATTATTTAAAACATTATTTCATTCCTCTTCCTAAGGGTTATTATCTACCTAATGGAACTCAAGTTCCTTATAACACTTTCTATGATGTTGTCACAGGAGAATTATGTGAAGCAAAAAGAATTCAATATTATGCTTCTCATCAACCTTCTGGTGGTTATACTACAACATATAGTCCTTAGGGTTATCCTCAAATCTTTAGAGTAGGAGAACCAATAGTAAAAGATAATCAATTTGATTATTTTGGAACTTGGAATAATTATTCTGTAAATGATGTTGATTATATCACTCAAATTACAACAGCAACAACAAGTCATAAAGACCCTGATGCTCTAGCAATAGAGAGAAATAACTTAGAGGTTGATTTGGTAGTTCCTGTTAAAGGAGTTACTGCGGACGCCGCTAATAAAGTAATTGGAGAGTGGTATAAGGTTTATGATAATAGCTGGTTCAAATCATCGGATGCAACTATCTTACCTAGTGGTACATATACTATTACACCTTGTGATAAATATATCGCTTTGAAAGATACTTCTGAACATGAAGGAACACGAAACCAGGCTATAACATACTTTGGTTACCTAAATCCTAACGGAGATAGAGCTACAACATCTGTTACAACTGAGACTGCCGCGCATGCGACCGCCGAACACGAAGATATGTACTTCATCGGTAATACATGGTGGCCTAAATCAGCAACAGAAGATAATGCAGAAGACATTGAAGTCAGATACGCGGTTTCCGCAGATAGACTTCCTGTATATTCTATTCCTATTGCTAAGGATGAATATAAAGTCGATATGTTATTATCTGGTGCTAGAATCACTGCAACTAAGAAACTTACTTATGATAATTATTGGCAGTACATTGGAACTGGTTGGGTTGATACTGAAAATAATGTATCAGAAGTCATTTAATAGAAAGGAGTTTCCATGAAAGATTTTAAACTGGAAGAGGCGCTATCAGCGCCCTTCCTTAAACATAATGAAATTGTTTATTTTCCAGTGGTCTTTGAAGATGATGGAGAGTCCTTTTCTATCATAAATAATGGTACTGCGGCATCCCCTTGCCGCATTACCATTGTACCTCAAAATGATATTATGTTATTACAGATTACTGGATTAAGTTAGGAACCTATAAAAGTAACAAAAGTACAAAGAGGAAACATTTTAATTATAGATGGAATTGATAGAGCGGTTACAATTGATGGGGAACCCGCATTTGACCGCTATGATGCTTGGGAATTTCCTAAATTATCAACAGGAACAAATGATATTAAAATTACAAGCGGCGGGTCTTGCTAGATTAGCATATAGTACCAGCCTCGTTATGTATAAGGGGGCGCCGCATGTTTAAGATATATGATTCTCAAAATAAATTTTTAAAATTAGTTGAAGTGGCTAAAGGTACTCATATAGATTGGACTTTAGAGACAGGATTAAAAACCCTGTCTCTAAAATTACCTTTAACCTAGGAATATATGAAAATTATAAATTACTAGGGTTACATTGAAACATCCACCGACCGCTTCATTATAAAAGAAATAAATTATAAGTATAATGTGACTTTTGATGTTTACTGTAAATCTGACATAGAGGAACTAAAATATACTTTAGTCCCTATTTTTGATGTAATAGATGTAAATGTTGAAACCGCCTTATAGCGCGTGATTGGTGGTACTACCTGGACTCTTGAATATAATAGTGATATAGTTAATGCTGTTGAATATAAGTTGACAAATTCAACAGTTTATGATATAATAAAACAAATAAAACAAGATTTTGATTTAGATGTTCTTTATGACACTAAAAAGAAAATTGTAAAAGTCTATACAAAAGTAGGTAAAGAAAAAGGAGCATATTTCTCTAATGAATCAAGATTGAAAATGCTTTAGGAACAAGGCCAGACTTTTGATTATTGTACTGTTTTATATCCAATAGGTAAAGATGGTTTAACAATTTCTTCTATTAACAATGGCTCTCCTTATATTGAGAATTTCCAATATACAAATAAATATTTACCAATGTTTTGGATTCAAGATGATATAGAATAGGCACAAGAGCTGAAAATGAAAGCGGAAGCCTATCTGGCTGTTCATTCTACACCTATTGTAGGTTATAGTCTTCGTTTAAGCGAGCTCCCGCCAGAAGTTTCAATAGGAGATGAAATCATATTAGTGGATAAGATAAAAAAGATTAAACAAAAACAAAGAATTGTTAAAATTATCAAATATCCTTTTGAGCCATAGAAAGATAAAGCGGAAATTTCAAATCGCTTAGTAAATTTCGCAGATACTATGACTCATTACAACACTAATTATGATAAACAGATTGCTTATATTAAAAATAATATAGCAGAACTAAAGTGAGGTTAAAATATGACAGAAAATAGTTATAAAATTTTAAATTTTCTAAAGAAGAATAATCCTTCTACTGCAAAATAGGTGGCGGCCGCCCTTGACATGGAAAAACGTAGGGTTGACTCCTATTTTTCAGCTGCTATTGAGGGAGCTGACTTAGGTTTCAGAGACCGCACTTCTACACCTTCTAAACTTTTCTTAAATGATAAAGGGATGAAATATGAGCAAGAAACTTGACAACTCAAAAAAATTTTGTTAATATATTATAGAAGGTTAAATAAAACAAAAGGGAAAAAGAAACTAGATTAGCCATATTAAGTTGATTTCTTTCAAAATTTTTGTTATAATATTTATATAATATAAAGGACACATTTATATAAATAGGTTTAATTAACTTTAATATACTATTGACAAAGAAAGTATTTGTAGTAGTATGTCGGAAACAACATGTATTTAAAGCCATTGTACATCAATTCCTATCAAAGAGAGAGGCTCTCATCCTGGCCTCTCTCTCTTTTTTTAGAAAATAAGTAAATAAATTTACCGATGGTAGGAAAGGAGCTAAGATGGATGAAAATTTAAGAATTAGGATATATGAAATAAAGACAAAATATAATGTGACTATAAAAACAATTGCTGCGGCGGCAGGAATTAATTATTCCCTCTTGAGTCAATGCTTAACAGGGAAGAAGCACTTCCCAGAAAAACATTTGAAAAATCTGGTTGAAGTGCTGGATAATATAGATAGGAATAAGGAGTAATAATAGGATGGCACAAGTAACAGACAGACAGACTAGCGCATATATTTGCTAGGTCGATAATCATCAAAAGGGTAGTAGAGAACAATTGGTTACAATAAGAAGTAAGTAGGGAGAAGAAATTGCATATAATACACTGAGTGATAAAGCTCTCAGAATTTATTTGTTAGTCACTTCAAATAAAAAAGGATTTAGACTAACTATGAGTTCTACTCAGATTGGCGGGAAGCCACTTCCGCAGAACATGAGTCGAGCATCATTTACAAGAGCAATCAAAGACTTACAAGACCATGGATTCTTGACGCGGGCGGAGGATGGGACCAACCTCTGGGTGTTTCATGACTACCCTGTTGTAGAGGAAGAAATGGAAGTGATTGTAGATAAACGAGGTTCAGACGAGGATTGGTATGCAGACCCGTCGAAGATACAAGTCAAAACAATCTGAGGTGCGTCAAAAATGATGCACTTCATCAAATAATTCATTTAACAAAGTGCTTCAAAATTGATGCACATTGTGAATCATTTTTGATGCACATGTGAAGCAACTTTGATGCACATAATATTACAATAGCGCACAGAGAGTCGAAGCCTCTGGCTTCTCCTCTTCCTGTGCTAACAAAGTAATAGTGGGGTCGGCAGAGCCTCCCCCACACCAACTCCAGGATGAAAATGTTAGGGACCGCCGCCCTAACAAAATAATGAAATTAAGAAAATATTTTTTTTAAATTAAAAAAGAAGGAAGGAGGCTAATAATGGCTGTACTTACTGAAAAACAACGCATGTTCGTTGACTATTATTTAAGTCATTTTCCTTATGATACTGTTGCTGCTTATAAATATGCATATGGAGATAAGGGTTCTAATGATAAAAATCGGAAAAATGCATCTCAAATTTTCCATATGCCCGCGTGCGAAGAATATAGAAAGCAAAGACAAAAGGAAATGTTAGAAGAGATGAACTGTAATGCTTAGGCTATTGCTGCTAAATTAATGACTATGGCAATGGCAGGGAAGGACGACTAGTATTATACTCCAGTGCTCCAGATTAGAGCATTAGATTTATTACAAAAACAATTAGGAATACAACAAACTAAAACTAAGATTGATGCTGATGTAAATGCGGTCGTCCAGTTTGTGGAGGATGTACCTAATGACGAAGATAAGTCTTAGTGAGAAGATTGGAAAAGGGTATAACCAGTTCTGGCATTTCAAAGGTAGATACTTACTTGTAAAAGGTTCTCGTGGTAGTAAGAAATCAACGACCGCCGCCATGAAGATTATTTATTTGATGATGAAGTATCCTTTATCTAATTGTTTGGTAGTTCGTCAGGTTTTCAACACACAAAGAGATTCAACATGGAAGCAGCTACAATGGGCGACAGAGACTTTAGGTGTTAGTCATCTATGGAAGTTTACTGTTTCTCCTCTTGAAGCTACATTTCAACCAACAGGCCAAAAGATTTACTTTAGAGGATGTGATAATCCTCTGAGTATTACTTCTATTACGGCTCCTGTTGGTTTTTTAAATTTATGCTGGATTTAGGAAGCTTATCAAATAACATCTGAATAGGATTTCAATAAAATAGATTTATCCCTTAGAGGTTAGCTCCCTAAAGGTTATTTTAAACAAATTATTTTTACTTTTAACCCTTGGAGCGACAAGAGTTGGATAAAAAAGAGATTTTTTGATGTTCCTAATGATGAAAATAAGCTAGCCTTGACGACTACTTATAAATGTAATGAATGGTTAGGCCCAGATGATATAAAGGTTTTCTAGGATATGAAGGAGAAATACCCACGCCGCTATAAGATTGAAGGATTAGGCGAATGGGGTATATCTGAAGGCCTAGTTTTTGATAATTGGAAGACATAGAATTATGATGTAAAAGAATTAGGAAATTTACCTCTTTGGATTGGTATTGACTTTGGTTGGCAAGACCCGACCGCCATAAGTATTTTAAGAGTTGATGAATAGAATAAAAGATTATATTTCTGTGATTAGTTCTATAAATCACAACAGACTCTAGAACAAGTTGCGGCATGGGTGAAAGCCCGCGGTTATCACAAATGTTTGATTTATGCGGACAGCGCGGAACCTCGGTCAATCGTGGAATTAACCCAGCTTGGGCTGCTTAGAGTGAAGCCCGCCAAGAAGGGTAAAGGTTCAATCATGTAGGGAATAAGAAAACTGCAAGAGTATGAGATAATCATTCATCCCTCTTGTTAGAACGCTCAAATTGAATTTTCTAATTATGCTTTTGATAAAGATAAGTTTGATAACTGGACTGACAAACCTATTGATGCTTTCTGTCATTTGATTGATGCGGCTAGGTATGCGACACAGTGTGGCAGCGACCGCAAGAAATTACAAACTCTTTCAAAAGGAGCATTGGGAATTTAATTAAAAACAAGTCTTTTTGTTTATATTTTGCTTCTTTTGTTCCTCTTGTGAAGAAGAGTTTATATTTAAAAAAAATCGAAGGAGATTTTGCTCATGGAGAATCTTTTAAATACTTTTGATTTAAAAACAATTATATTTGTTCTTTTTATGACCGCGGTCGCCGCAAAAGAACTTATATAGTTATATCAGTATTTCCGTGGGAAAATATATGGAAAATACGAGAAGCAAGATAATAAAAAAGAGAAGATAGATAGTATGGAGAAGTCTGTACAATCTATTTTAAATGAAATTGAAGAAATGAATAAAAAATTAACTTTATTACAAGAAAGTAATAGAGATTCTATTAAAAGCTGGATTGTAAGACTGTATCATAAATATAAGGAAGATGATACAGAATTAGATAGTATGCAAATGGATTTATTAGAGCGCCGCTATCAACATTACAAAGATTAGGGCGGAAACTCTTATATAGATGAATTAATGGAAGAACTAAGGTCCATGTATAAGAAGAAAGGAGAATCACATGTTTAAGTGTAAACTAAATAAAGATACTCCGCTGAGTGTAGAAATTATTAAAAAGATTATTGAGAGACACAGAGGAAGTGAAATTCCTAGATTAGAAAATCTTAATAAATATTATCATGCAAAAAATCCTATTTTGTCAAAACAAGTGGCAGATGAAAACCTCCCTAATAACAAGATTGCGCACCCATATGCGAGTTATATTACAGATACTTTAACTGGTTATTTTATGGGATAGGGCGTGAGCTATTCTTCATTAGAGGAGTCGGCCGCAGATGAATTGCAGATGGTACTAGAGTATAATGATGAGCAAGACTAGAATATGGAATTAGCGAAGGACGCATCTATTTTTGGTTTTGCGGTTGAGTTGTTATATATAGATGAAGATGCGCAGGTTAGACTGAAAAGACTAGACCCTCGCGAGATTATTATAGTTTATGATGATACCTTAAACAATGATATTTTATATGGAATAAGATATTTTGTTTGTGAAGATTGGGTTGCTGATAAAACCTACCTTCAGGTTGAGGTTTATACAGATAAAGAAGTTATTACATACAAGAGCACATAGAACCTAAGCTCATTCCAGGAAATAAGCAGGGTCCCGCATTATTTTTCTATCTGTCCTATTGTTGTTTATGATAACAATGAAGAAGAGATAGGAGATTTTGAACCTGTTTTAAGTTTAATTGATGCTTATGATAAGATGGAATCTGATTCTCTTGATGATTTTGATTATTTTGTTGATGCTTATTTATGCTTATCTGGTTTACAAGCTGATAAAGAAGATATTGCGTCAATGAAAGAAAATCGTGTGATTTTGTTAGATTCAGACTCTGACGCGAAGTGGTTAACGAAGACTGGTTCTGATTCTACTATTGAAAATGTTAAGATTAGATTAGATAAGGATATTCATAAGTTTTCTAAAACTCCTGATATGAGTGATGAGTCATTTGCGGGAAATGCTTCCGGTGTAGCTATTAAATATAAGACTATGCCAATGGAAAATGTGGTTTCTATTAAAGAGCGGAAGTTTAAGAAGGGACTTCAGAGACGTATCGAATTGATTTTCGTTATGTTAGGATTAAAGGGGTCCGCATTTGATTGGCGCTCTATTGATATTTCATTTACAAGAAATCTTCCTACAAATGAAACTGAGATTGCCAATGTAGTTAATACTCTTTCTAATGTAGTTTCTAAAGAAACTTTACTTGCTCAGATTCCTTTTGTTGAGAATGTAGATGATGAGATGGAAAGACTTGAGAAAGAAAAAGAAAGCAATCCTTTTTATGACATTAGATTGGGTCTAAGAGGAGAAGAAAATGGCGGAGAAGATAAGACCGAGAAGTAGGTATCATAACAAAAAAAGTTTTGATGCTTAGTTAGCTATTGTGAGGGAATTGCTGGAAGAAGCTGAAGATGTTTAGGAAGAAATGGTCGAAGATTTTGAAGAAGCTTTATATTAGCTTTATAAATTATGTGAAGAGCAATTCCCTTTCTTTTATCATGTTGGAGTGCTTGATAAAAAAGAATATGAGCGGTTGGTAGCTTCATTAGAAGGTTATGGTAGAACTCGAATAAGCTAGGTCTTAGATAGAATTAAACGAGATGTTACTTCTTTGCAAGAGCAAAAGTTGATGGCGTGGTTGATTTTAGATTATGAAACAACTGCGCGGAAGACTGCGATGTCTCTAGGTCCTAAGGGGAAATGGACTATCCCTGTCGATAAGTAGGCTAGAGTCTTGAAGCCATGGTGCTAGGATAAGAAGACGTTCATGGATAGAATAAAGACAAATACCGAAGACATGGATTACAAACTACGCGGGACTATTATAAAAGGAATCCGTTAGGGTTGGACTCTCGACCAGATGGCAGAACATTTAAAGAAAATAACCGGAATGGCAGCCTATAAAGCTAAAAGGTTAATAAGAACGGAGACCATGGCGGTATATGCAAAAGCAACTAAGGATATTTATTTATAGAATGGAATTAAATATGTTTAGATAATTGGTGATGCGGCCTGCGGTGGAATTTGCCTAGATTATGTAGGAGAATATATTACTCTAGAATAGGCGGAGGTTGGAGACGAGCTTCCGCCTTATCATCCTAATTGCGCTTGTAGCTTTTGTGCTTATGAAGAATTTTAGTAAATTGGTAAATTTTTGGGCAAGGGTTTGAAAAGGATTCATTATTATTTTTACTTTACTATGAAAGAAATATTTTTTGATAGGAAAAGGAGAGTAATAATGGAAATTAAAGACACAAAAGATGTAAAGTGGACTCCAGTAGTCGGATATGAAGATTTATATTTAGTTAGCACAAATGGTAAGGTGTATAGTATAAGAAGTCATAAAATATTAGCACCTAGGAGACATAATGCTGGATATTTAAGAGTAACATTATCTAGAAACGGGGAGAAAAAAGATGCTTATATTCATAGATTAATGTGTGAAGCATTTTTTGGAACTCCTAATGATGGAAGAAATTTCGTAAATCACTTAGACGAAGACCCGGCTCATAACTAGATTACCAATTTAGAGTGGACTACCAACAGTAATAATATTAAATATAGTTGGGAACGGCATCGAGAAGAGAGAAGTCAATATTTTAGAGAAAATCCTTCCCACAAAAAAGGCGTGGTTGGGATTGATAAAAAGACTAAAGAAGAAATAGGACGCTGGGCTAGTATGTCACAAGCAGCGAGAGAGCTCGGTATTCATGTTTCAAGCATAAGTCATTCTGCTTGTTCTAATGGAAAACATGCAGCAGGTGGAATTTATTTTTATAAAATAAATGAAGCAAGTTAAGGGCAAACAAAAAAAATGTTTGCTCTTTATTTTTGAAGAACAGTAAGCAAAGAGGGATAAATTTTTTTATAACTCTTATAATTTTTATTACAAGGGCGCATAAAAGCGAACTTTTTAAAGGAGAAATAGATATGGCGAACGAAAATACTAATACAACAGTGGAGACTGGGGTAGAACAAACTCAAGAGCAAAATGTAAAAACTTACACTCAAGAAGAAGTTGATAAGTTACTACAACAGGAAACTGATAGAAGAGTGACATCCGCTTTACAAAAGCAACAGAGAAAGTTTGATGCTGAAAAGGCCGAGGCTGAAAAACTTAGAGATATGGATGAAGCTCAAAAGAAAGAGTATGAGTTCAATAAACGTGTAGCGGAACTCGAGAGAAAAGAAAAAGAGTTTGCACTGATGGAAAATAAGGTGAGTGCAACGAAAGTTCTTGGAGACCGAGGGCTGCCAATTCAATTTGTAGATTATATTGTAGCTGACGACGCGGAAACCATGATGACTAATATTAATAATTTTGAAAAAGCATGGAAGGCGGCGCTGGCTGATGCTGTGAATGCGAGATTGGCTCAACCTGCTCCTAAAGGGGGCGCCGCAACTCAAACAGGACTCACTAAAGAGCAGTTTAAGAAATTAAGTGTCTCACAGCAAGCGGAATTATATAAAACTAACCCAGAGTTATATAAAACTCTGGCTGCGAGATAAGGAGATAATAAATTATGGCACACACAATTTATCAAAATTTTGTATTAGAAAATAAATTAGATGATTTACTTACAACTCATATTGATATGAACCAGTTTGCGACTCAAGATAATTCTCTTGTCGAAGAAGCTGGTATGACAAAGAAAATTAACCAGTACACATCTACAGGTGATGTTGAAGACCTGGCTATGGGTGAAGGAAATACTGATGAAATCGAAGTTAGCTTCACACAGGTTCCTTATACTGTAGGTGTAACTCAGGGTCGTTTCTCTTACTTTGATGAACAGGAAATGACAGACCCTATGGTAGTAGATGCAGGTCTTAATGGTCTTGCAACTCGTATGACTAATGATTTAACAGCTAAGATTGTTGCTGAATTTGATAAGGCTAATTTAACTTATGATGCTTCTGCAACTGGCCTTACATTCAACGCTGTTGTTGATGCTATCGCGAAGTTCCCTGGTGAAACAACTGAGGCTGAAGGCTTATTCATTCTTATCAACAGAAAAGACCTTGCTGGACTTCGTAAGAACTTAAAAGACGAACTGAAGTATGTTGAAGCTTTTGCTCGTACTGGTTATATTGGTTCTGTATGCGGTGTTCCTGTATATGTTTCTGATGCAGTTCCTGCAAAGAAAGCTTTCCTTGCAACTAAGGCTGCGGTTACAGTCTTCACAAAGAAAGGTTCTGAGACTGAACAAGAGAGAGATGCTAATATCAGAAAGAATACAGTTTATGCTCGTAAGGTAATGCTTGTTGCTCTTACAGATGCAACTAAGGTTGTTGAAATCGCAACAGAAGCGTGATAAAATTTAATAAAGGAGTCAAGTAATGTTAGAAAAAATTAAGATTTTGCTTGGCCTCGCGGAAGAAGATGAGAGTAGAGATGATTTAATCAATACTCTCATCAGTCTATGTAAGGACTAGGCAGTAGATTTTTGTAATCTAGATGAATACTCTTCTAAGCTGGACTCCGCTGTAATAAGTATGGTTATTGAACGATACAATAAGATAGGGACTGAAGGAGTTTCTTCAGTCTCTACCAATGGCATAAATGAAAGCTATGTAGAAGATTACAGTAAACCTGTTAAAAATAAGCTGATTAAAAATAGAAAGGTGCGATTGGTGAGATGATATGGTAATGAGAGACAAACTAGTCCAAGTAATACAAGAGTATGAATCAGATAATTAGGGTGGACGCGTCTCTAAAGGTGAACCAATTCGCAAAGAAATAAAATGTCGGGCTTCTTTGAATACGAGTCCTGAGGTGGCGTCCGCATATGGGACTCATGGAGAACAAATTCTTCATGTCATTACATCTTAGGCTCTTGACAAAGAGGCCCGCTATTTTTTTGCAGAAACACCTTATACTGTAAGACATAGTTCCCCAAATTTTCGTTTTTATTACTCTATTTTAGTTGAAGTAAAGGAGTAAAACTATGTTTACTATTGATAAAGAAACAAATCAAATGACAATAGTAATGAAAGATACTGCATCTTTTGATATAGCGTTTGATAATTATTACTTAGTAGCTGGAGATAAAGTAACTTTTACTGTTGCCAAAGAAAAAGAGTCACAAGACCCTTTGATTCAAAAGGTGTTAACTGAGTTTAGCGGCGGCATCGCTAGAATCCAGTTAAGCGCAGAAGATACTGATTTACCAAAGGGTTCTTATTATTATGATATACAAGTAGATACAGGCGACGGCCGCATTGATACAGTCGTTGGTCCTGCAAAGTTTAAAGTTTTAGAGGGGGTTACATACTAATGGCAGAGAATATTTTAAATACATCAATGACTCCCCCAGAAACATTACATATTAGCACATTTTCTGAAAGCGCGGGAATTCAATTAATCCCAGGCCCTCAAGGGGAGAAGGGCTAGACTGGTGCTGATGGCAAGTCCGCTTATTAGATTGCTATTGAAAATGGATTTGAAGGAACAAAAGCACAATGGTTAGCTTCACTGAAAGGTGAGCAAGGTGAAATTGGTCCTCAAGGTCCACAAGGTATGCAAGGTCCAATCGGTCCTGCGGGTCCTACAGGTCCAAAGGGCGCAGATGGAACTATGACTTTTGAAGATTTAACACCTGAGCAAAGAGCTACTTTGAAAGGTGATAAGGGAGATAAAGGTGATACTGGTCCTGCGGGTGCCACTGGTCCTCAGGGTCCTCAAGGTTAGACTGGCCCTAAAGGAGATAAGGGTGATACTGGAGAGCAAGGCCCTAAGGGTGACCCAGGTGAAAAAGGTTAGAAAGGTGACACTGGTTAGACTGGAGCTACTGGCCCACAGGGTCCACAAGGACCTCAGGGTGAAACGGGCGCCGCATTTACTTATGAAGATTTTACTGCTGCACAGCTAGAATCATTGCGCGGACCTCAAGGTGAACAAGGACCTAAGGGAGATAAAGGTGACAAAGGTGATACTGGAGAAACTGGTCCCGCTGGTCCTAAAGGAGATAAAGGTGATACTGGAGAAACTGGTGCTACTGGCCCTCAAGGTTAGAATCCTTTTGTTTATGGGGACACCGCCCCAACTGATACCACAAAAATTTGGGTTACTGAAGACTCTGATGTTGAACAGATTGTTTATTCAGACCAGATTAGAAAGATTGTTGTAGTTACTGAATATCCAGCTGTACAGGAGACAGATGTGCTTTATGTGAAGATTGGAGGTTAAATATGCAAATATTAGAACTTTCAACAGGTGGACATAAAGTTCAGTCAATGAAATGGAATGGAAAAACATTATATCAACAGGGACTTCCTTTTGATACTTATATTTATTCGACTAATTCTAGTTTAAGCACTCCTTTTGATTTTTCTACTTATGATTTTTTAGATTTTTCTCATTTAAATCCTGAATTAGTAGTAGCTTCAGGGGATGTTGCTGCTACTTATGCTGAGAGAGTAAATGACTCAAACTATTCGGATAGATATATGAGCTGGCCTAGAGAACTACATCATCATTTTTATGGTTCATTAGGGAAAGACGGCAAACCGAATACTATGAGTAGTTATCTTCCTTATGTGAAAGTAACTTTACCTTCAGGAATAAAAATGAAAGTAACTTTTAGATTCCACGCTTACCAAAATTCTAATGCTAACAATGTCTATTGGAGATATTATTTATTTAATTCAGAACATTTAATAGTAAATGAAGGAATGAATAAATTAATTAAATATGATGGATATAATTCTTCTACTGCTGATTGTGCAACAGCGCAATTTTCAGAAACAGGAAGTTTATATAAAGAGTATTTAAATGCAGGCATTATTAATGCATACTCTTTTGGAAGTAGTATTTATTCTTCAGATTTAAATTCAATGATAATAGAAAATACTAGTAATGATAATAAAGATTTTTATTTTTATTTTGGTTTTAGTGGAGAGTCAGGATTCGGAGAGCGAGCTGTCGAAAAAGCTTTTGCAACAGGCGAAATACGTTTTGAACGGATGGTATAAAGAATATGAAAAAAATAAAGATTTATAATACAACCACTCAAGAGTGGCAAGATATTTCGGCGGGTCCTGCAGGTCCGAAAGGAGACACAGGCGCAACTGGTGAAACAGGACCTCAGGGCCCTGCAGGTCCAACTGGACCACAAGGACCGGCTGGCGCAGATGGTAAAGGTATTTTATCTACTAACTTTAATGCAGATAATACTTTAACTTTAACTTTTACAGATAATACAACTTTTACTACACCTTCATTGAAAGGTGCAACGGGAGCAACTGGACCCCAAGGTGAGCAAGGCCCGAAAGGAGATACAGGCGCAACAGGTTAGACTGGTCCTGCAGGACCACAAGGCTAGACTGGAGCGACGGGGCCAGCGGGTGCCGCAGGTTCTGATGGTGATGATGGAATTACTCCTGTTGTTACTGTGACTGAAATTACAGGCGGTCATAATGTTGCTTTTGATTATGGAACAGGTGATAGTAGAAATACTAATTTTAATGTGATGGACGGCGAAGATGCTTCTGGTGGCGGTGGATTACCTAGTATTATTGCTGGCACTGGAACTGCAAGTGAGATATTTAACTATGATGCTTCTGGTAATTCAGGAACTACCCGCGCTAAGGGAGATTATTCTCACGCAGAAGGAAAGTATTCAAATAGTTGGGGAATTGCTTCTCATGCGGAAGGAGATAATACATACGCGGGTGGCTATGTTTCTCATGCTGAAGGGTATTATACAGTGGCAAGTCAAGAAGGAGCACATGCAGAAGGAAAATATACCTATGCAAGTAGTGCATATCAACATGTTCAAGGGAAGTATAATATCAATGATAATCAAGGAGTTTATGCTCATATTGTTGGTAATGGTACTAGTAATAGTGCGACTTCTAATGCTCATACTCTTGATTGGAGCGGAAATGCTTGGTATGCAGGAAGTGTGAGTGCAGGTACTACAGCAGCACCGGCCGCAGTTGTTAATGATAATGATTTAACTACAAAAGCTTATGTAGATAATGCAATTTCTCAAGGTGGCGGCGGTGGAAGTAGCTATACTGCTGGTACTGGAATTGATATTACTAATGGAGTTATTTCTTTAGCTCTTGAGCAAGCGGAAGGAGTGGAAGTATGAGTACCATAGTAGATAATGATAAATATATAATTAATGGTAGCACTCTTTCTGCTATTGGAGATGCTTTAAGAGAAAGTGGTGTGGCACCAACTTAGAAAAAAATTCAAGTTACAAGAAATGTTTATTATAAAACAGATACTGCGACCAGTAGAAATTTAACAGCAGATTGGTTTGGATTAAGTTCTCAAACTCCCTCTAAAGTATTAATTCATTGGAATTCCGTAAGTGGAAATATCACAAGCCCAGTATCTATTACTAACACTTGGATGGATGAATAGTATGTTATAGATTTACCTTGCTCTTTTAGCGGCTAGAGAGGTAGTTATACTTCATATAATTATAGGGTAAATTTATATCCTTTAGATAGTTAGGGCAATTTTATAATCCCTACTTAGCAAGATGATATGTCTTCTTATTCGGTGGAAGAAAGAACTTTTTGGGTTCCAAATCCAGCGACAAATTTTTTAGTATCTGATATAGCTAGTTTGATTTAGAATAATAAAGGAGCAAAATTTGCTGCAATATGGCCTCTTAAAATATCTGGTTTTACGTATGATTTAACAGATAGCACTGATATTTCTCAATATATTTCAGATATAAATGATATTGTAGCTTTATATTTTGTAGGAAGCGTTAATGGTAGTAATTATTATTGGTATAAATTATAGCCCTCTTAGAGTTCTTTTGTTTCAACATCATATGGACCAGGATATAAATTAAAAAGATATAACTCAGGATATTCAGCAACAAACTATTCTAATACAACTTCCTCTGATGAAGGTGCTTTAGTATTTTGGCACGGAAGATTATGTAGTACTTACTCAAAATATACAGCGCAGTTTATGCCGGCTATTTTAATATATAAATAAAGGGGAGTAAAAAATGACAATTCAAGATAGATATATATATGCAGATGAAGGAAAATTATTGGATTTTGCAAAACCTCATTTTGCAATGAATGAAGATAATGTTCCTGTTAGAATTCATTTAAATACCCCTATTCTTCATATGGGTATTATGGATAAACCTGAAAATTATATTGAAGTAGATATAAGTGAGGTAGAATGATGGGATTATTTGCAGTTATCACAGGGGATGATTTAGAATTACCAACAGAATTAAGTGGAACTGCAATAGTACCCGTTGACTCGGATGCAAATGGAGAAGATGATGTAGCATGGAACAATGAAACAACAGAGGTAGTTGTTGAAATAGATTATAGTGATGCCTTTGCGGCGTTCGCTGATACATTCTATTCAGTAGCTACAGACTTAGTTCCAATTGATACTGGTTATTTGTTCTCAACTATATCATCTTCTTCAGATGATTGGAGCATTACTGCGGAAGCCGATGCTGACTACGCACAGTATGTAGAGTATGGTACATGGAAGATGAGTGCACAGCCGTATTTTGCTCCAGCATTAAATCAAGCCTGGGATGAAACTTCTTATTTGTTTGAAGAAGCTATTAATCAAGCACAATAGGAACTACAATCAGAAATTGATGCAATTCAAGAAGGATTAGGCGATAATCCTGATACTGGCTTTGGCGGCGGGTCCTTCTTAGGAGGGATTCTAGGTGCAATACTAGGTGGTATTATAGTTGGATTGATTCGTGGATTCCTAGGTATGTTAGGTTCCACAGGTGGTGGCCGCACTGTTAGTCGAAGCGGCATTTCTGGTGGCGGTGACTTAGAAAGTTTTATAGAAATTACATAAGAGGAATAATCAAATGATGATAGAAGATATTAAAACAAAGTTATTTGAGATTCTGTCTGATGAATTGGGATATGAAGTGGCGGACCACCCTAATGGAAACAAGAATTTTCCATGTGTATTTTTAAAAATGGGTAATGCTACGAGAGATTTATTCCACGATACTTTTAGATTTCAAATAAAATTTAAGATAGATATTTTCTCTGATTATGATGGAGAAAAAGAAATATTGGAAATGGAAGAAGCAATCTTTAGTGCGGTCCAGGCTTTGTATGATATAGTCGGGGTCACATATGTAAGATAGAGCGACTTCCGCATACTTGATGATAAATCCACATCAGTAGTAAGAAAGCATGGTATTATTACTTTTACTATTGTTAGTACTGGTATGGTAGAGGAGGTAGAAGATGAGCAAAACAGTTCTACCAACCCATAATGGTGTTAATGCAACTTTATTGATTAATGGGACTGCGGTGGCTGGTCAAATGAATTGTACTTTAAATAGAACAATGAAACCAATTACTATAACTAATCAGATTAATGGTACTTGGGAAGAAAGTTTATCAGGCGTCCGCGGTTGGTCTTTAAATTGCAGCGGGATGTTTATAAAAAACAAAGAAGCTTTCGACCAATTAGAATAGGCTTTCTATAATGGTGATTCTATTGATGTTAAAATAACAGATGGGAGTCGAGAGTATTCTGGGACTGGGTTAATTACACGTTTTCCTGTATCTGCCGCATATAATGATGCGTATATTTATAATATTACAGTTCTAGGTACAGGAGCATTAAATTGATAAAAAGAATAATAAATGGAAAGATTTATTCTTTTCAGTTTGGTATAAAATGTGTAATTCTCCCAAAGAGTTTTTTAAAAATAAATAGTAATGAAGCTAGAAAACTCCTTTTTACAGAAATTCTTATTGAAAAATAGGATTCAGAAAAGTTATTAGAAATTCTTTCTGATTCTTAGATAGAAGAAATAATTATTTCTGCTTTTCAATAGGCTTCTATTACACCTTTTAGAGGAAGTTCTTTCTCTGACTTTCTATTTTTCCTTTTATCTCTAGGGATACCTGAGGAGGTAGACCAATTATATGCGAAGGCGGTGGGCGAGGCGGGTGTCTCTCCTGCCGCTTTCTTTTAGATGACTCCAAAACAAATTGAGTTAACTTACCTGGGGTATATCAAAAGGAAAGAGCTAGAGGCAAACTGTATGCTAGCGGCCGCCCGCAGAGCAAAGACAAACAGCAGTTAGCTTATTTCTCTATTGAGAGGATAGGATTATGGATTATCTACTCTTGAGTAGAGAGAAAGAACTTTCAAAACTTTAAACATTAGTTAAGGAGAAAAATTATGGCATTAACTAATATTGATAATTTAGAAAGCATGGTGCAAAGCAATCTTGCTGAAGTAATTTAGCCTTCAGACACACCCGCTGCCGCAGAAGAGCAACCAACTTCTCAAGTTACAGCGAGTGCGATGTTTGAAGATGATGATTCGATGAACTTTTTAATGAATAGAATTGGACTTGAAGTTCAAAGAAATGGAGGCTAGTAATGCTAATTAATGGCGTTGATTTATCCTCTCTTGGAGTTCAGTTGTATAATAGAGTTTTAACAAGTAATAATATTAAAACTACTAGAGACTGGCTTGAAGGAGACATCCAACCAACATTAATTCGTCAGCAAGAAAAGTTCAAAACAATTCAGTTACAGTTTTTAGTAACTGAGAAGAATGAAGATGATGCTTTTCTTGTGATGAGTAAACTAACGTCTCTGTTAAAAAAGGCTACAATAGTATTTGATGACATTGATTTGTTATTTGATGTAACTATTACAGGTCCTACTAAACAGAAACGTTTAAAGAACGGTAATTTTATTTTAACTGTAGATTTAATTAGTGATTACGCAAAAGGTCAAACTGAAGTTTATACAACTAATCAAAAGGCTACAAATTATTTCAAACTGAGAATTTTATATTATCAGAATGGAAATGTGTTAATTTCAACAGATGAAGTAGTTATTCGCTCTTCTGATTTTGATTTAGTGAATACTTGGGAATCTTTAGGAATTAACTTAAATAAGTATAAGCCTGATTACTACAATGGCGGACAGGTGACAAACTTCAGCGGCCGCGAAATTACTTATGAAAATCTATATGCGTTACAAACTTTAATTATTAACTACTCTCCTGTTGTTTATTCTAAAGGAGTGGAGTATTTTATCAAAGATGAAAATGAAACCTTAAATTCAGTGCAGACTACCACTATAACCTTTACGAAGGCTCAAGTGGACGCCGCAAGAAACTTAGGTGAGTTAATTGATTTTAATGCGTATAAACCAGATGGCTATTATGCTTCAACTAACTTTACTGGTGATTTCACTTTTGATAATTTATTAAGTTTTACACCTTTGCAGATTTATTTTGAGAAGATTGAAAATGAACCTACAAAGAATATTACAATTACTTACAATAGACAAAATGCTGATGGTACTTATGCGGTTGTAGGTTCAAATGTAATAACAGTAAGACAAAGTGATGTTGTTTTAGGTTCTAGATTAAAGAATTTTGTTAATCTGAATAGATATAAACCTGAATCACATTATGATAATGGATATTTAAAGACAGATGATTATGAAGCATCAGTAACTTATGCAGATTTAAAAGCTGCTTATGATGTTTATTATGACCGTACTGAATATACTGTCTTTGTAGAATATTACTATGGCACTTATCCTAACTGGAATCGTATTACTACTTCTAGTTATAAATTTAAGTATGATAGTAGCTATGAAGATTCAGTAAATATTATTCAGACTTTAGGTATTGATGTTGATAAATATAAAACAGAAACTTATGAATCTGGTAGTATTTATCAAGAGCATTATGAAACATTTGATGATGTAGTAAATATCGGAGTAGTTCAAATTTATTACAAACCTAAAGATTATTCATTATCAATTGAATATTTGAATGATGAAGATTAGGTTATTCAAAGTACCTAGATTTTAATTAATGAAACAATGTTCTTCAATGACCCTAGCCTTGCTGCGGTGATTGACCTGAACGCCGCAAGACCTGAAGGATATATCTTCGACGAAGAGAGGTCTTATACTGGTGCAGTTACATTAGGTTCTTTACTTGCTAATGCACCTATTCATATATATTATAAACCAGTTGAGGCGGTCAGAACTAAGAGTATTGTAATCAGATATAAACAAGAGTTAGCTTCAACCTTTTCAACCATTAACACTTCTATTATAACAATAGAAGAAGCTCAAGTAGGTGGCGGCGTTCGCTTAGGTGACTTATTTGACCTGAATGCATATCGCCCTGAGTACTACGATAATGGTATATTGAACGGGGTTTCCGCTTCTTCTATCTTTACTTTTGATGAGCTTCAAGGAGAATATAATGTATTGTATATGGCTTCTCAATACTCAACTCAAGTTAGATATTATACTGATGAAGTTGAAAATGAGAACTGGATTGGAAGCGAACAATTAAAATACACTGTATTAGATTTTAGCACAGAAACCACTTTAGTTGATTTAGGTCTGAATATTAATGCTTTCAAACCTTCCTATTGTGATGATGGTGTGATTCAATATACAGGTCCAGTTAATTTCTCTGCTTTAAGAAATCTTGATGCTATTGATATAGTTTATAATTCTGTTGCAGAGCCTGTTGACCCTGCTGGAATTGATTATCCTCATAGAATATTATTCTTACAACACAATGATATGGGTAATTTTGAAGGGGATTATCCTAACTGGACATTAAATCATGCTTACATTAATACTGGTGTTACTTGTAGTGATATGAGTAAATTAACTGTATTAGTTGATACTTACAGAGTATTTGATACAGAACCTTTATATAATGTAAATGTAGGCGATGCTTATTTATTTGGTAGTATAACTCCTAATGGAAGTTATTACATCAAGTATGTAAACAATACCAAATTTAAAGATGAAAAAGAATTAACAGGTATTAATACCTTTAATGTTGCGGCCGGTCTTGGTACACCAGAGCTAGTCTTGGAGGAAACAACTAGTGAAGGATTTAGTGCTAATACTGGTATTACTGCTTCAACAAGAGATGGATATAGTTATGGTACTCTGACATTCACACATTTAGTCTAGAGTAATTCCGCTAGAATGGACGTCCCGCTGTATTTATTTGCTTGTGATATGAATGGATATTACAGAGGCGGTATCGCGGGCGTTGGTATTAAGAGCTGTAAGATTTATTATGATAACACACTTATTAGAGATTTTGTTCCTGTAACATTCTTTGATAAGATTGGAGATAAGATTGCTCCTAGTAACTGTTTATATGATAAGATTACTCAGAGTTTCTTCGAAGATGCAACTGGTTTAAATAGTTTTAATATTATGGACGACCCTGCATACGAAGACCATAATCCTGAGCATAATCTTGGCTGTTGCTATGCAAATTATTACCAAGATGGTACATTATTTAATAGTTCTACTATCTGGTTCCGCGAGAGTGATTTCATAAATGGAAATACTTGGGACCCTTATACTAAGTTATTTGTAGATTATCTACAACCTAAATATGCAAATGCAGGTGTAATTAGTAACCTTGATGCTTTAGGCGATGTAACTTTTAATAATGTAAAGAATTTTATTTTCATTATTAATTATGCTATTACTGATTATCGTTTCACAGTAAAATATTGGAAAGATAATACAGAAGATGAAAATAATTTATTAGGAGAAGAAGAACTTTTAATTAATGAAAGAAACTTCTATTCTGTTCCTACTTTTGGTGATATTGTTGATATTCAGAAATATAAACCTGATAGTTATAAACCTACTTATAATTATCCTGAAACTAGAGTTACTTTAAGTCGTATCTTAGAACATGCACCTTATGATATTGTTTATCAAAAGGTAGAAAATCCTGAAGTATATACAACAACTGTAAAATATTATAGAAAACACTATTCAACTAATTCTACATTATTTACTGCTAATTGGTTAGAGATTGGCACAAGAGAAGTAGAAATAGATGAAACTCAATTTGCGGAAGGCGTCTATATCGAGAAATTCCTAGACTTAGATGCGCTTAAACCAACGTCCGCAGTTGAAGGTGTAGAATTCTATGCAGATGGTGAACCTTATAACTGGTATCTTAAAGATGAAATGATTGATACTCCAGAGAAGCTTAAAGCTGAGTATCAAGTTGTTTATGATACTGTTTCTATTCCTATTGAGGTTAGATATTATACAGACTAGGTCGATGAAGACAACCAAGTGGCTTCCGCTATTTGGAACATCAAGTTAAGTGATTGGCCTGATGGTGGAATGTTCTATTTAACTGATGAATTACCTAATAAGTTTATTAATGCTTATAAACCTGTAATTTGTTGGGGTGGTGAATTAGTGAACCCTTCTCAGCAATATACTGTTTAGTCTCTTGCTGAGTTAGGTCATGTGGATATTATTTATAGAACTAAAGAAGAGCCTCATGACCCTGATAGTACTGATTTCCCTCAAAAAGTTCTTTGGTTTAAGAAAGATACTCGAGATTGGCAGCATCTTCCAACCTATGTTGTTGGTTTAAATGCTGGTCCTGGTGGTATCGATGATAATAACACAGTTGAAAGAAATATAGATACTCCGTATTTGAATTTAGGATATACCCCTAAAGAGATTGGACGCCTTAGAACTGAATTAAAAGGTTATTGTGGTAATGCTGGTATTTCTAATATTGCTGGGTCTTGGTCTTATGCGACAGATGATTTTGAATCTTTCTTTGGTTACACATCTGCTGTTGATAATAAAGAAATTTATGAAAAACAGGGTGATGGAACTAAAGGCGCCTATACTATTGGTATTGCTACAAAACAAGCTTCTTATGGTGATTTCACTTACAAAGGCCATAGTATTGATGGTGGTTCTATAGTTTATACTAATCCAGGACCTCAAGGGTATGACGGCCATGCAGGTTTTAATCTAAATAAGGATGCTATGAATGATGGATTTGATTTAGAATCTGTTCGTGAGATGAGCATGTCTTTCCGTAGAGGCAAGAATAAGATTAAAGATATTGATTTAAATGATGTGACTATTTATCCTGCTTATGTAGCAAGAATGTATAGTGGGTATGGTGTTTACGATGATACGTATTATCATGAATATGCGGACCCTAATGGTTCTGCATGGAGACTACCTGCCGAAAGAGAAGAGTGGGCAGTAAAAAGAACTCCTAATGGAGACCCTATTTATGTACCTGGAGTTATATTTAATCCTATTACGGGAACTATGGATGCTTATAATGGATATTTTGAAATGTATGATTATGAGACATCTAATAATCCAGAAATTAAATAGACATTAGAAAATAGAGATATAGATATTTTTGAGTATAGAGGAAAACCAAAAGGTCCTCTTACATTATTTGTAACTACTAATCCTGATACTGGAACACTTAACTGGTTGCCTGCCCCTAATATGGCGTATATGGGATTCCAAGGTGGCGGTGCCGGAGCTGCTCTGTAGGATAAAGCTTCTGGAGACCCTTATTCCCCTGATTTTGATGGAGTTGTTCATTATCAAGAGATGATAGTTATTGATGTGACAGAAGACGGGACTCCTGTTTATCAAAATATATCTAAATCTAAACAGTATGCATATGTGAATTTCCACTTTAATGGATGTCCTGTGCCTTGTCGTGCAATGATTTGGTATTTGAAGATTTGGGATAGAAATAGACTCGTTAGAGATTTAATCCCAGTTGCCAAAGGTGACCAAATCTATGATTTTATTGCTCCTGCTAATGGACTATTTGATAAAGTTACAGAAATTTTCTTTACTAATGAAAATGATGGTGGAACTTACAAAGTTCCTGTTCTCAATTCAAGAGGAAGATTTAATGGATATAGAGATGAAACAGTTACAGCAGAACAAGTATATCCATTATTATGTTCTGATGACCCTACTATTTGGGGTAAAATTGTTGTGAATTATTATGATAATAATAATAATTTCTTAGGAAATCAATATGTAACTATTCCAGTCCATTATAACGAAGCTAATGAATCTATGGCGGATTTACTTCATAATAATGATTTTAAACCTAATGATTTCTATCATGATGGTATGATTGATGTTGATGGTTAGCTTAAAGATATTAATAAGTATCTTAATGACCAGTATGAAGCTGAAAATGAAGATAAATTCTTAAAAGATATTTATGAGAATGGTGCATTAAATATCTTCTATAAGCAACGCACATTTACTAAAACAGTTGTTTATTATAGAGGAAATACAAGAGTAGCATCGAAAGATTTATTCTTCTCCTTAGATGATATTGAAGCGGCAACCAGTCTTGCAGACCTAGGTTTAGAGCTTGATTTGTACTAGACTGAAGATTACAAGCCAGGCCGCCTCGTATTTAATGAACAAATTTTAGTAGATAAAGATATTAAGGCATTTATAGATGCTCCTTCTCCTATTGTAGTTTATGATGAATTCTCAGTAGAAGAAAAACCAGATTTATTATATGTTACTTAT